GGGCTCTTATCAATAAAAGGTTCAATCCTATCTGTAGCGATTGTGTCCAAGAAATTGATGATTTTTGTAGTGTCTTGTTTGTCTCCAAACACTTTATTAACAAGTCCGTCAAATGTAATGTAAACCGAATCTGTATCCGAAGCAAGTACATAGTCATGTTTGTTCGTTCCCAGAAGTGTGTTAAGATATTTATTAAGAGCACGCTCAATCCAACGAATAGATAACTGCCCACTAGTAGTAATCGCTTCAGCAACCAATAAGTCATAGTAACGAAACCAGACATTACCGATAGCACCATATGCACTATTAAGAGAAATCTTCTTAGCCATTTGAATGTTGTTATATTTTGATATATCTTTGAGTAGTTTTGGGTTCTTAGTATTTTCATATTCTTGCTTTGCCTCCAGCATCTTACGTTTGAATGTCACTCTGTCATTATACATGGTTTCCATAATCTCTGGTAGAAACCCCTTTGTATCCGTCTTAAACAATGCACCATTAGGTGTTAGTGTTACACCCCTGAGTATAGAGGTGTCTACTTTCTTATTAAGCAATTTATCCACCGTCATCTTCTTGACCTTCTCTTTACTATAGAGGGTCTCTGGTGATATGTTGTATTGCATGATAAGATGAGGATACAATGAGTTCAAGTCAAATGACATCACCCAATTGTGCATACCCACGATAGGGTCTTTTACATAAGCACCCTCATACTTCTCGGCCTTGGTATTCTTTCTCTTTTGTGGTATGACAATGTTCTTCTTACGAAGGTGATTGTAGATAAGAATATCCCAATACTTCACCGAACCTAGTACATCTACATAGTTGACCTTTGCATCATAGGCCATAGTCAAGCAGAGTTCAATCAGTTTCATCTTATCTTCGAGTTTATCCACTAACTCCACGTCTGTTATATTATATTCTATAAATGATTGGAAGTCTTTTTGATACCATTCTCTGAATGTTTCATATGGATTTCCATCTTTCTTTTCACCCAACTCAGCAAATGCAATATGGTCTAATCTATAACTTTCTTGTCTTGTATAAGTAAACTTACGATACAAATCAAGATAATCTAGGGCTGCAATACCTTGTATTTCATATATTTGGTGATCTCTACCCATACTGAAAACCTTCTTACTAAACACACTTTTCCAAGGCGATAGTCTTTTGACTTCCTTTTCTGCCCTATTTTTATCTTTATCATCTTTATATATTTCTTTAATACGATTACAGATGTAAGGAATATCAAAGAACTCTGTATTCCACCCTGTGATAATGTCTGGATAATAGTCTTGCCAGAATACCAAAAACTTTTGAATAAGTTCTTTCTCAGTATCACATTCTACATAAGTCACGTCATCACGAGTGTTGTTGAATTTACCAACACCCCAAACTACAATCTTTTTAGTTTGATGATTTTTAATTGTAATGGAAATAAGAGGTTCTATCGCTTTATGTGGGTCTGGAAATCCATTCTCACATTCTGTTTCGATATCAATGGTAACAATAAGAATATTGTCTGTACCCCATTTAACAAAGTTTGGATACTGGTCAGCAATGTAACTGTAAGCAAACATTGTGTTACCATGCGCCAAGTCTGGTTGATCTGGATAACTTTCAATCCATGCCTTTGCTTCTTTGATAGAATTATATTGCATAGGTTTAGCATATCCACCCTTCAAAGTTTTGAATGGTGTTGGTTTGTTTACAGCTGCATATAGTGTAGGTTTATACTTTACTTTAGTATTAATTCTTTCACCATCTACAACTTCACGAACTAGTAGATTGTTACCCCATTGGGTTACGTTTGTGTAGAAATTCATAATATAAATATACCATAATATAAGGGGTTTGTCAAGTTAATTTTACTTCACTATCCGTTTCTATCCATACCCTAGCCCCACATGATAAAGGTTTGTCAGGGCTATAGATTACTTTACTAGGGCCATCTATTTCTACTTCGTGTGCATACTGATTACTCTTACTGGTCTTAACTGTGAGTACAGGATTTCTTTCTCCTGTCTTATTATTCTTTCTTATTATATGCATGTTGACGTGTATACGTTTTTTCATGGCAATCTATCCTCATTCAGTATGGAGTATCCATTATCATCTCCATAGGTTTTAATGTGTGTGTATACTTTCTGTGACGAGTTCTTCTCATACATATTCACCCACCATTCTAGAGGTTTTATTGTACAATGGGCATTCTCTCCGTTAGGAAGGACTGCAATTGATGGAAATGTCGCAATGGCAAGGAATACGAACTTAGTCGCTCTCTGAGTAATCATTTGAAATGTTTCTGGTATCTGTTCTTCTGGTATATGTTCCATTACATCAGTAGAGAATATACCATCAAAGGGCCCATCTGGTAAGGTTTCATACTTTGATACTGCTGGGTCATACAATGATGGCATGGCACCCATGTTTTTGTGATGATTCCATATTGAGTACTGATACCCTTTACCACAGCCAAAATCCAATAGAGTTTTTGACTGTGTTTGTTGTATTAATTCTATTATGTGATGTAATTGTGGTTTGAGGTTATTGCCTGGATAGTTGGTTTTTTTTGCATGGTATTTTTTGTATTGTTCAATGTAATTGGTCATACTAACCCCAATCATATAGATCTAAGAGTAAAGTCTATTGCAAGTCTTTTCTTATCAGATAGAATATCGTCTGCTCTGTGGGTAATTCTTGGGTCAAACAATAGAAAATCACATGGTACGAGAGGAAATACTTTCCCACCATGTGTGAATCCTCCACCATCTGTTGTACAATCCCAATCTGCGTTCAATACACCTAAGAGTTTAACAATCTTTTGGCCTTTCAAAGCATCATGGTCATGGTCGGTATGGTAGTTGTCTTTTCTATGTCTATCTTTAAGGGATATACCACAGAATAGAATCTCTGGGTGAAAATACTTCGGTTCTTTCTCATAGATATTAAGTAATAGGCTCATAGCCATACCAGCCAGTTGCGTATCATTATCTGCACCCTTTACAACCTCTAATTTGAGATGTTTCTTTTCAAAGGGAGTATTAGGGCCCATAGGATATTTCATGTGCCATTTTTCACTCTGTTGTGCCTGATATTTCATAAACTCCAAAAACATAGGAGAACAACAGTCTTTAATCGTCTTGATAATTGCCATATTTAAATTCCTTATCTGAAGCAATTTCTAATTTATCCATAATCTCTTTGGTGAAATATTTCTCTGGGTCATTCAATATAGACTTACCATACTGTTTTGTTCCGTCAGGCATCTCATATCGTGTGGATACCTTCTTGAATATATCATATTTCTCTGCAAGTTCAAGTAGTCCGTAGTATTTGTCTAATCCTTTATCATAGGTCAATCGTACATCAACCATTTTATTCTCTATGGTCAGACGACTCTTATGATTCTTACAATGCACGATATTACCGATAACCTCTGTTCCATCTTTCTCTTTCTTCTTAGAGAGGAAGATAATAGAGGAGGCTGCATATTTCAGTCCAGAACCACCACCCATTTCTTTTGTAGGGAACATACTTCCCATAGAGTCATAGGTATGATTGGTGACAACCATTGGAACTTTTGCTTTACCAAGTTTTAAAGTCAACACTCTAAATGCAGCCTTTAATACTTGAGCTCGTGTCATATCTCTTGTTTCTTTACCTTCTGCCGTATCTTCTACTTCTTTTGTCGTAGATAACATACCTAATGAGTCTAGACAGAGAAATAAAGGTCTACGAACATCTACATCTTGTGCTATATAACGATCTAACACCTTTAATGATTGAGTACGAAACTCTTGAACAGTCGTAACTGGTGCAATCACCATACGTTCTGGATCAATACCTCTATCAGTAATCATGTTTTTGGTAATGGCACTTTCACTCTCGAAATATACAACACCAGAGTCAGGATTTGCATCAAGGAAGTTCTTCACAATTCCCATAAGAAAGTATGTCTTACCAGTTGCACTCTCGCCTGCAAGGGCTGTAATCTTATTAGCAGGTAATCCACCATATATACTGCCAGAGAGTAGTGCATTGAATATAAAACTTCCAGTATCAATAAAAGATTCAACATCACCTGCTTCAACTCCATCTGATACCAGAGCTGCATACTCATTACCTGTGTGTTTTATTATATCTTTTAGAAAATCATTCATTCAATACTCCCATTGTTTTCTATTCTTTTATTTAAGTTCTTATCTAGCAACCATTCATCATAAGAGGAATAGTCATGTTTGTTAGGGTCTATTATATAATCTAACTTAGACTCTACTCTATCTAGTCGGTCTAGTACTTCGTCTTGTCTTGGTGTTCTCATTTTTTTTCTCCATCTTTCTTAAATGAATGATATATAAGTACATGTGTTTCACAATTAGGACAACTTAAATTACTAACCATATCATAATCGTCATCTTCTTCCCCATCATGGTCACCACCATGTATTAGTTCTTTATTACAATGTAAACATTTCATACTATTATTCCTTTACGCCAACTTACCACTCATAAGGTCAGCACATGCATATACACCAACACCACATAATGTAAGTATGATAAACATTTGTAGTTTTGTTGATACAGACCATTCATTCCAAATATTTCTAATTAATTTAAGGATTGCTTTCATAATTTTTCCACTTGTTGTTAATTGATATTAATGTTTGATATACCTTGACATAGTAATCAAAGCTCTTGGGATACATTTCTGGATTAGGTAAGTCTGGAAACATTTTTTTGACTTCTTTGAGTTCTTCTTCACTTATTTCCATTGAATGTATATACCTTTACGGTTATACTTTAAATATTTAAAGGGAATAAGACTCCACAAAATGTTTAGTCTTTTAAGTGATGGTTTATCATTCCAATTCCAGCACTCATATACCCTCCACCGTAATTTAGATGAACCTATACATGCTGGGTAAGATTCTTTTATCTCTTTATCTAACCACTCTTTACTGAAAGACATTAAATCTGTCATGCCATAAACACTCTAGTGTATTCTGACATTACATATAATATAAAACCAAACCAAAAGATTAACCATAGATAACGCCAATTATTTTTCATTATTCCTTGCATAGATAGCCCACAATATTCCAAGTGCAACTAAACCTATTAATCCTTCAGATCCTAACTGAGCAACAAAGAATATAATATTCTCTATAACTGGTGGAAAGAATGGTGTATAGACTCCAAATAGTATCTCTGCAACCACACTCAATGCGATTAGACAGACACCCACTTCTGTAACTTTTCTTATCCAATATAATATTTTATCAATCATAATTTATTTCTCCTATTTTACTATAGTAACAAATAACTTGACACTTGTCAAGAGATTTACACACCATATTTCATCTTTTCTGTATAGTTACACAATTGGCATTTACATTCTTCACAAGAACATTGTATTGCTTTATCTGTAGCACCTACACCAATAGGTTTATCACAAACTGTATGACAATGATTTTCACACGCACAGTTTTTACAATAATATTCAATTTCTTGTGAGTCATCCATCTACAGATTCTTTCCTATTTTTGCTACAAAATTATCCCAAAACTCTTTACTGAATTGCACATTATTTCCATGACTAATTGCACACCCAGTATCGGTCTTTGGTATGAATTCTAATATTGTTAGGTTAGCTATAGTTGCACCATCCATTATCTCCATATAGATTATAACCTCTTGACCATTTGGGTCAGTATATCGTATTGCTGGGATTTCATTGTACAGTTTCTTCATTTCATCTATAACTTGAGCTGTGGAAGCACATACAACTGGTTTAGGCGCTACATCACCAGTAATTTTACTATTAAATTTAAAGTTTTTAGGTTGCTCTTGAGCAAGTACAGCATAAGGTGCAATTGCACACCCTACGATTGATAACAAAATAATTATAATAAAAAGTTTTTTCATTAGTTTTCTTCCAAAGACTGGTCTACATATCCCCTATTGAGAATGTGTTGTTCTGCAATGTCATCTTTAGATTGACCAAAATATGCAACAGCATGATGATGTTTTATCATCCAATCGTTTAATATGATATCATAGTTACCATCATTCACTCTAAATTTACCGAGAATACGGCCATACTTACCAGACTTGTCTTTCTCTGTAATAAGTGTTTGAAAACTGTCTACAGGCATAAACTTTTTTATCCACTCTTTAGCAATGAGTCCGTATACCTTTTCTTCCTTGTCAGATGTACGACTCTCTGGCGTATCAATACCATATAATCTTATACGTTCTTTGTGTAACCAAACACCAAAGCCTAAATCTATATCCACGTCAACTGTGTCGCCGTCAATAATTTTCACAATTTTACATCTATATTCATACATTAGATTCTCCTATTTCTTTTACGATATCAAATACATCTTGTACAGTATTAATTCTTTCTACATCATCATCTTCAATGATGATACTTAACGACTCTTCCAAGTCCATAACAAGTTCAACTACACTTAAACTATCTCCACCCAAATCATTTATAATGTGTGCGTTTGGTACAACTATATTTTCATCAATATGAAGACCTTTACTTATAATCTTTATAATTAATTGTTCTTTATCAATCATTGATTATGGCTCCCAACTATTATAATAAGGTGCGACCTCTGAATTTGGATCATCTACACCTTCCACAGACTTTACTTCTGGTATATGGTGTGTTAACAAATTCTCTATACCCATCTTTAAGGTATAAGTTGAAGATGCACAACCACTACATGCTCCACTCATAAACATAGATGCAACACCATCTTTATACGAATGTAATGATACAACTCCACCATGTTGTGATACAGATGGTTGTATCTGATTTACTATGAGATTTTCTATCTCTGATACTACTTCTTTGTCTGTTCTCATACCTCTTTCTCTCCATGCCCCAATTTGGTATTCTTTTCTATTACCTTACTTCTTTGCATACAATCATACTCACCTAATTCAATAAGTATTTTACTTGTTTGAAATTTTAAATCTTTTTCAACCATTTTCTTAACTCCTGGCTGTTCTAGATATGCAATACAAGATACTTCGTCTTTAAATCCTTGTGCGTATTGCATCCAACCTTGAGATGGCGTTAATGTAGTGATAACTAAAACTGTTATATACCATAAATCCATTATTATCTCCTATTATTAGCCCAATGATTCCAATATGGAATACATTGTTTTTTGTTGACATAATCCATTGGTAGCAATTCACATTGTTCTACATATCGTCTAATTCTTTTTACACATCCATATTCTATAGTGGTAATATGTCTATTATCATGATATAATAGACTTGGATCTTTATCTACTGCATATTGTTGAGTTAAGCATTTTTCTAAAGTTTCGTATTCTACAGAAGTTGCATATTGATTATTGAATATTATAATGAAGAAAAATGCCCATATGTTTATGGTCATTGTTATACACCGAAACTCTCTCCACAACCACATTGTGCTGTGGCATTGGGATTAATAACTTTAAGAAAACTACCACCCAATTCTTTTACATAATCTATTGTACACCCTAATACATACATTTCTGCAATAGGGTCAACGTGAAGATTATCTACGGTTGGCTCTTCCTCTGTGGTATCCCACACATAAGTAAAACCACTACACCCACCACCTTTTACACTTAGGTAGACGTTTGGTTTACCAACTTGTTTTAGATATTCTT